TATTGTATTTGGCGAAAGTGGTTATACAGGATCATCACAAAATACCGAAACAAGCCTGAATAATAAAAATAACATAGGCAAGCGTGTGGTAACAGCATCGGGTGTGCCTGAATATTTTGTTGATAATTTTATTCTTAAAATAATGCAACCAGGCAATGGCACAGGATTCGAAGGTGTTGCTGGAGGCTCGTTTGAAGTTTATGAACCATACAGTTTAGGACTGTTTCTTGAATCTTTACTGGCTAGTGCTATCAACGCAGGATTTCAACATTTTAATGATCATTGTCCTTTTGTTATACGGATTGACTTTTTTGGTTATAAAAATGGAATACAACAAGAAATTAAAGATGCTAGTAGGGTGTTTCCTATTAGATTACAGAATATTGAATTTAAAGCAAACGAATCTGGAAGTACTTATATTGTACACTATTTAGATTTTGGTACAAGTGTTTTAACAGACGATACGATCAAACAACTTGAAAATACCTGCGTATTTCCTATGGGAGCAAACCTTCGTGAAACTGTTAAGAATTTTGAAAAATACTTGAACGATAGAGAAGCCAATAGAGTTGCTGAAAAATTAAGACAAATTCCTGATGAATTCGTTCTTGACGTTCAGAATGAGGATGGTCTTTTCGACGCCCGAACCAGAGAACGTGGCGCTCCTTTAGACAAATTTTATAAAGAAATTAAATTTTTAGATTCTCTAGATGACTATGAAAGACACAAAACATTTAAATCAAGCCTTGTTGATTATGGTGATCGATTCCCTGATTCAACCGCTAATGTAGATAAATCTCCGATAGGAACGTCTGATACTAATGCTAGAATAATTAATGACCAGGCTGGAACCACCTCGTTTGTTTACAATTCTTCAACTAATGCTAAAACAGATGTATACACAGTTCTTAATGACCTAATGTGTCATACAGAATTTGCCAAAGAAAGTTTTGAGACGGTTAATAAAGACGGATATGCTCTTTGGTGGATGATTGTGGGACAAACACGACATCAAGTTGATGGCGAAAATGTCAAACATGATCTCATTGATGGAAGGATTCCGTTAAAATTTGATATCACCATCAAACCGTTTTGGACAAGATTAGACCGTTTAAAACAACCTGGTGTGGTACTTGAAGATACTCCTGCAGTTAAAGCAACAATAAACAAAGTTTATTCATACTTGTACACTGGTCAAAATGACGATGTTCTTAATTTTGATATGAATTTTAATAACATGTTTTACATTGCTGGACAACCGCAGGCATGGTCAAAAACTGCTGAAGAGTCATTGAAAAAAATTAGAAGCAATGACACAATAGCCGAAAATGAAGATGTAAATCAACGAAGTCTTACAGCAATGCAGGAATTATCTATAGGTAATGTTGTTACCAAACCTGCTGGACATATTAGCATAGCAGGTGGTACCGGAGTAACAACAACTGAAATTGAAGTTGCTAGATGGATTAACAAACATGTTACCGGAACAGATGGAAATTCATACGATGTAATGGTACAATTAAGGTTGGAGTTAACAATTCTAGGTGACACATATTGGTTACCGATGGCTGGACTAGGAAATCAACTTGAACCTAGCTCTGACGAAATGAGATGGAAAGGCGAAGATGTAAGAGTTTTTGTAAGATTTAGAACCATCGAAGATTATCCTTATAATGGATCAAGTTTATCTATAGTAAAAGATAATGGATTTAAAGATCATCCTTACAGTGGAATCTATAGAGTTTACATTGTTAAGAATGAGTTTACCGGAGGTGTTTTCAAGCAAACACTATCTATGGCAAAAGACTTTTCTATAGATCCAGATCAAACTGTTGAAAATCAACAAGCTCAAGCACAAGCACAGGATATTAATCCTATACTTTATGCTGATATAACAGAAGGAAGGGTGAATGGTGATAATATTATTCCTAAAACTCCAGAACCACCAGGCAAGCCAAACGCAAACATGGGACAAGGTAATATAAGATGACAGCAACACTATCAAAGATACAATCATCAGGTGCTCGCGTAGCGAGGGTAGTGGGTCATGATATTAAAACTGGCATGGGTACACTTTTTGTACAACTAGAAGGAAGAAATGCAGCAACCAGAGGAGAAGCGTCACAGACTTTTCCTGCTTATTATGCTCCTCCTTTCTTTGGTAGTACAAGTTTTGCTTACACTGGTGTTAATACCGGCAATGGCAAAGCATTCCAAGATACACAAAAGTCTTATGGTATGAGTTTTGTTCCTCCTGATATTGGAACAAAAGTTATAGTAATTCAAGTTGACGACACACAGCAATGGTTTTGGATGGGAGTTATTCCTGAATCAGGAATTAATCACATGGTTCCCGGTATTGCCGCCGCAGAAAATGTTGACTTATCGCCCGAAGAACAAACTCTGTATGGGCATACTAAATCGCTTCCTGTAGCTGAAATTAATACAAGATTGCTTAGAGAAGAATCAACCCAAGATTTAGAAAACGCAAAAAGACCTCTACATCCTTTAGCAGGATTTTTATTAGATAGCGGACTTATTGGCGATCCTACCAGAGGAACCCATGGAAGTACAATGCGCAGAACTGCTATTCCTAATGTGTATGGAATAAGCACTCCTGGACCATTAGACAAACGAGATGGAGCACTTAAAAAACCCCAAGGAACCAATCAAAATGTTTCTGATCCTGTATTTGTTAGCAGGGTTGGCGGTCATCAGTTTGTTATGGATGATGGCGATGAAAGATTTGTAAGAAAAACCAAAGCAGATTTAGGACCTCCTGAATATGCCGACACAACTAAAGGAGAAACTGGTGATGCTAGGATTCCTTTCGGAGAAAGTTTTAGAATAAGAACTAGAACAGGACACCAAATCCTTTTACATAATTCAGAAGATTTGATTTATATTGGTAATAGTAGAGGTACTGCTTGGATAGAATTAACATCAGATGGCAAGATAGATATTTTTGCTCAAGACAGCATTAGTATTCATACACAACAAGATTTTAATTTCCATGCCGGTAGAGACATTAATCTAGAAGCTGAAAGAAATATTAATATTAAAGCAACAGGACGTAATACAGAAAGTCCAGATGGCGCAGGCGCTACACCTGATGCTGTTGGAAGAATACATGTCGATGCCGCAGGTAATTTAACAACGCTGGTTGGCGGATTTAAAACTACAAATATAGAGAAAGATGTTAGCACAGTGATTAAAGGTGCTGAGAGAAGAACAGTTGCTAAGAACTTAGAAGAAACTGTGGGTGATGATGTTAAACTCAAAGCAACAAATATCAACGCCTTTTCGTTGAATAATACAAGAATTAGATCTGACAATAGTACAAATATAAGCAGTGCGAATTTCCATAGAGAAACTGCTGATAAAATTGAGATGAATTGTGATCCTGCTGAAATAGCAGAACAAGGCTCTATCGATAGTGTAACGATCGCAGAACCATTAAGTTTACATCAAAATGCTGTTGTAGATATTACTCTACCTTGGTCAGATGGCGGTGTTGAAAGAGAATACCAAAGTGATGAACCATTGGAAAGTATAATGAAGAGAATACCACAACACGAGCCTTGGTATAAACACGAACACATGGATCCTTTAGCGGCAGCCCCACCAAAAACCGACAGGGACATAACGGAGGAATAATATGGCTAGAAAGATATACAACCAACAAAAAGTACAGACTGTACAAGCAAGTACAGGATCTGTATCAGCTGAAGGATCTCAGTTTAGATATAAAGGATTTAATTCTAGAAATAAAGGAAACAGTTTTAAGCAGTATGATTTAGATCTAGTTAAACAAGATATTCTAAATCACTTTCATATTAGAAAAGGCGAAAAACTACAACTTCCTGAATTTGGTACAATCATATGGGATATGATATTCGAACCAATGACCCAGACAAATGTTGATCTTATTATAAAAGACGTTGAAGAGATTATAAACAGAGATCCTCGAGTTAAGGCAAGGAACGTATCTGTTGATCCAACAGATCAAGGTATTATGCTAGAAGTAGATCTAGAATACTTACATTTTAACGCTACTGAGCAGTTGAAAATACGTTTTGATAAGAGAACAGAAGAACGTTAAAATAAAATGCGCAGTTTTTTATCTACGGTAAATAGTGTATAAGGTAACAAACAAAGATGACAACTACAACAAGACAAAATAATTTAATACTTGCGGAAGACTGGACACGTATCTATCAGACGTTCCGTAATGCTGATTTTAAATCTTACGACTTTGAAAATCTACGTCGTGTTATGGTAGATTATCTGCGTGAAAATTATCCAGAAGATTTTAACGATTTTATAGAAAGCTCAGAGTATGTTGCTCTAATTGATTTAATTGCTTTCTTAGGACAAAGTTTATCGTTTAGGCTTGATCTAAACAGTAGAGAAAATTTCATTGAACTAGCAAGTCGCAAAGAAAGTGTATTACGTATTGCTCGTATGCTTTCTTACAATGCTAAACGTAATGTTGGAGCAAACGGTTTACTGAAAATTACTTCTGTGTCTACAACAGAACAGTTAACTGATAGCAATGGTCTTAATTTAGCTGGACAAACAATACAATGGAATGATCCTACAAACCCCAATTGGTTTGAACAATTTATTGCGATTTTAAACGCATCAATGATAACCAATACTGAGTTTGGTAAAGATCAAGGTTCTAAAGTTATTGATGGAATAAAAACAGATCAATATAGATTTAATAGTACAAATACTGCTATTCCGCTGTTTAATTTTTCAAAAACAACAGCAGGAAGATCTATGCGTTATGAAATTCCAAGTACATCTATTTTAAACTATGATTACATATATGAAGAAACTCCTCTACCTGGTAATAAATTAGGATTTATATACAGACAAGATGGCAGAGGTAACGCAAGTGCTAATACCGGTTTCTTTATGATGTTTAAACAAGGAACACTCGAAAGTGCTGAATTCCAAGTAATACAGCCAACTGTTAATGAACAAGTGTCAATTACAACACCAGGCATTAACAATAGTGATGTTTGGTTATATCAATTAGATTCGAATGATAATCCTCAAACACTATGGACAAAGGTTGATTCTGTTGAAGGCAACAATATCATTTATAACAGTCTAACTGGAAATCAAAAAAATATCTATACTGTTATTACACAAGAAAACGATACAGTTGATTTGCTATTTTCGGACGGAACATTTGGAAATCTTCCACAAGGAACATTTAGATGTTATTTTAGAACCTCTATAGGTTCTAGTTATAGCATATCTCCAAGAGATATGAGAAATGTCGGTATTGATATTCAATACGAAAATGCGTTAGGTGTAACACATACACTTACACTTACAATGAATCTACAGTATACAGTAGATAATAGTGCTCCGTCAGAAGACGTAGAATCAATTAGAACAAAAGCACCGGCTCAATATTATACACAAAATAGAATGGTTACTGGAGAAGATTATAATCTTGCTCCGTTAAGTAGTTCACAAGAAATTTTAAAAGTAAAAGCAATTAACAGAACATCTAGTGGTATTAGTAGAAATTTTGATATTGTTGATGCTAGTGGAAAATATTCCATGGTTAATGTTTTTGCCGATGATGGTTTAATTTATAGAACCGATACTGAAAGAAATTTCAGTTATACATTTACCAATAAAAATATTGTATTAAATTATATTAGAAATACAATCGAACCTGCTATTGAAGATTCACAAACATATAATTTTTACATTACAAATTTTGATAAAATCTTTACTAGTGATGTAAGTGTTAAGTGGTTACGTTCAACTACCGATGCTAACGCTTCTACAGGTTACTTTGGAAACATATTTGATGAATTTCCGATTAAGGTTGGCATATACACTTCAAGCAACTTGCGTTTTATAGAAGCAGGCAGTTTAATTAAATTTTTACCACCGTTAACTACACAAGCATTTAAAGACGGTGAACTTGTAACATACGATCCTACAGATAAAACTCATAAAAAATATCTATGGTCAAAAGTAGTTAGGGTTGTAGGTGATGGCACAAACGCAGGCAAAGGAAACCTATCTAATGGAACAGGACCAATTACATTATCGGATCCTATTCCATCAGAGGCTATTCCATCACAAGTTGTTCCTAAATTTGTTAATAATTTACCTACAGATATAGAAACAGAAATACTAAATCTTAGTTTTTCGAGTCAAACATTTGGTCTAAGATATGATATTGAAACTAGATCATGGAAAGTTATTTCTAGTACTAATATTGATTTAGCAAGTGATTTTAGTTTAGGTCAAGCAGGCGATGCTACAAATACTAACGCTGATGCTAGTTGGTTATTAGCATTTGTATATGACGGTGATGAATTTAGAGTAAGAGTGCGTGGCACTGATTACATCTTTAGTAGTGTAGAACAAAATAGATTTTATTTTGATAGATCAGAAAAAATTTATGACAGTAAGAAAAGAACAGTAATTAAAGATCAAATTAAAGTTTTAGACATTAATAGTACTCCAGAAGGAAAAGAAATTTCGGCCGCTGACCTAGCGACTCAGATTGTTGAACTAAAAACAACAAACCCTGATTTTACAGCAGACGATGTTACTGCTATTATTGATCAAGATAAAACTCTAAAAAATGATGTTTCATTTGAAATTTTTGATAGTGTTAGATTTGAAGATGGATATCAAAGTACTGAAAGTGTTAAGATAACATTTTTTGACACAGACGATGATGGAGTAATTGATAATCCTGATAGTTTTGATGATATTGTAGGAACAGATCTAACAGACAAATATTTGTTCTTTAAAAAATCAACTGATAATTTTGGGTTTACACAGTTAGAATTTATTAATAATGATACCAATACTGTATTAATCAAAGACAAAGAAGTTAATACAAGTGTTAATGATTATGAACATAATCAATTAATATATTTTTATGATCAAGCAGAAAATTTTGTTAAAAGAGTTGATTTAATTACCAGAACATTTATTCTTGAGCCGAGCTATGTTGCTTATGTTGGACGTAGCGGTCTTAAGTTCCAGTATATTCATAATGCTAGTAGTAGCAGAAGAATTGATCCAAGTTCCAGTAATATAATTGATGTATATCTATTGATTAGAAACTATGATATTAACTATAGAAAATTCCTAATAGGAGCATCAGCATCTGCTCCTGAAGAACCTACACCTGAAAGTTTAAGAATTCAATTTGGATCAGAACTAAGTGATTTAAAAACTATTAGTGATGAAATTGTTTATCATCCTGTAACATATTTTCCATTATTTGGTACAAAAGCGCCAACAGAATTTCAAACAAAATTTAAAGTTGTAAAGAACAAAAATATGGTAGTTAACGATAATGATTTAAAAGTTAAAATTGTTGTAACAATAGCAAATTATTTTTCAATTGAAAATTGGGACTTTGGTGATAAGTTTTATTCAAGTGAACTACTAGCATATATTATCCAGGCTAATTCTCCAGAAATTAGTAACATTGTAATGGTTCCAAAACAAGAAGATCAAGCATACGGAAGTTTAAGTGAGATACAATCTCGACCAGATGAAATCCTAGTAAGTGCAGCAACAGTTGATGATATTCAAATTGTAGACACAATTACAGCAACTGAACTTAATTTGCTCAACTCACAGGTTATAACTAAGACGAGTAAAAATTAATGGATAAGAAAATATTCAAACAGAGTGAATTACCTGTTAGAGAAACTTATAACTTACTGCCAGAGATTTTTAAATCTTCAACAAACAGAAAGTTTTTAAGTGCCGCACTAGATCCTTTAGTACAACCTGGCACACTTGATAGAATTTCAGGTTATATAGGTCGTAATTACGGAAGAACCTATAACAGTAAAGACATCTATATCGACAAAGAAGAATCTTTAAGGCATGCTTATCAATTAGAACCTGGTGTAGTTATTAGAGATAAAGAAAATTTATCTGTTAATAGTTTCTACGATTATATTGATGTAAAAAACCAATTAAAGTTTTTTAACAACAATAACGAAAGAGACGACCTAACTACAGGACTAAGAAGTTATAGTTGGAATCCTCCTATTAATTGGGACAAGTTTATTAACTATAGAGAATACTATTGGTTGCCGCAAGGTCCTGATGCTGTCAGTGTTAGTGGTCAAGGCCAAGATATTATTTCAGAGTATAGGGTTAGAAGCCAAGGCGAAAACGAATTTATATTTTTCCCCGACGGACTAACACCTAATCCTGGTCTAACTCTATATAGAGGTCAGACATATATTTTTAATGTTAATACTCCTGGCGATCCTTTTTATATCAGAAGAAATCCAACACAAGGATCAATAGCAAATTATAACGATGGCGTTACAAATAACGGTATTGAAGTTGGCACAGTAACATTTACTGTACCTAATAATAGTCCAGATGTGTTATACTATCAAAGTTCAAATAATATTGATAGAGTTGGTATGTTTAGAATTTCATCTATAGATGAAAATACTAAAATTAATGTTGAAACAGATGTAATAGGAAAAGTAAATTACACAAGCTCTAATGGTATAAAATTTACAAATGGTTTAAAGGTTAATTTTACAGGACAGGTAACTCCAGAAAAATATTCAGAAGGAGATTGGTTAGTTGACGGCGTAGGCGAATCAATTAAGTTGGTAAGTTTTCAAGAACTCGATCTACCACCTGTAAAAAATGACGATGTTGATGTTTTATTTGACGATGGCGGCTGGGATGAATTACCCTTTGATGATGCTGTAAGTTTCCCTTCAAACAAAGACTATATTACAATTAATAGATCAAGTCAAGATAAAAATCCATGGAGTCGTTATAATAAATGGTTCCATAAAGATGTTATTAATTACAGTGCTGAAATTAACAAAGTAGCACCAAGAACATCAGAAACAAATAGAGCAAAACGACCTATTATTGAGTTTAATTCAAATATACAACTTATTAATCATTGTGCGTTAGCTAAAGAAAGTGTTGATTTTATTGATGATTTTACTACCGATGTTTTTTCATCTATTGAAGGAACAGCAGGTTATAATATCGATAACGTAGATGTTTTTGACGGAGCAAGAATTATTTTTACTGCCGATAATGATCCGCTAGTAAAAAATAAAATTTTTGTTGTTAAAAAAATTGTCATACAAGCAAACAATACTGCTGATAATACACAAATAGCACTAGTTGAAGCCGATGACACAGAAACAAACCCAGGCGAAGGTGTAATTATTAGATTTGGAAAAAATAATGCCGGATTAATGTATCACTATGATGGCGAGAATTGGATCAAAAGCCAAACTAAAAATTCAGTAAACCAATCACCTAAGTTTGATGTATTTGATGATGACGGAGTAAGTTTTTCAAACACCGACAAATATGAAACTTCATCTTTTGAAGGTAGTAGTTTAGTATCATATAAAGTTGGAACAGGCCCGGTTGATAGTGAACTTGGTTTTTCTATATCTTATCAAAACTTAAACAACAGTGGTGATATTGAATTTCAATCTAATTGGGACTACGATTCGTTTACATATCAAGTTAATGCTGAAAACAAATCGAAAAAAATTAATTCTGGATATATTAAAACAACACAAACTTTAGATAATTTTAGTTTTCATAACTTGTACATTGCTAGTGATCCTGTATTTGATCAAGGAATAGTACAAGCGTTTACACTCGAACAAGATTCGAATGAAGTTACATTCTCAAATGTTGATTGGTCAAAATCGAATAATCCAAAATTATATTTTTACAAAAATGGAGAATTTATTAGAGACACATTTACTGTAGTTTCTACAATCGAAGGCAAGAGAACATTTAGTTTTGATACTATAGATTTTTCAGCAGGGGATACTGTAACTCTTAAAGTATTTTCGGATGATGAACCTAATTTAGGATTTTATGAATTTCCTAAAAATCTAGAAAGAAATCCCTTAAATCAAGAACTTAATTCTTTTACACTAGGACAAGCAACTGATCATTTAAGATCAATGGTCGATTACACTGATGAGTTTTCAGGGAAGTTTCCAGGTGAAAGCAATCTTAGAGATCTAGCAGGTTATCAACATAGAGGACAGCGATTCTTAAAATATATTTCTGTTGCGGCAACTTCGTTACCGTTATTGTGTGATAAAAATATTAATATTGTTAAGTCATTAAGATATGCAGCAAGAGAATATGAAAATTATAAAAGTAATATCTTAAAATTATCAATAACATTGCCATTTGACGGAGAGAATGTAGTTTCTTTCTTAGATACAATAATTTCTAAAATTAGCGGAGTAAAGCCTGAAACTAATCCATATTCTAATAGTGATATGATTGGTAGCGGAGCAAATAAAACGACAAAGTATACTGTCGAAGATACTGGAATTAAAACATTTTCTCTAACTGAAAAGTTTGATTTAGAAACAGCGTCGACTAAAGCAGTATACCTTTATATAGATAATGTACAATTAGTACACGGTGTAGATTATGTTTTTGACAGCGAGTTTAGTTTTGTTAGAATTACTAGAGATTTAAATGAAGGCGAACTGTTAGAAATTAAAGAATTTTATTCAACGTCATTTACATTTATTCCTGAAACACCAACAAGTTTAGGATTAACAAAATCTTGGGTTCCAAGAATTTTTGTTGACAATACGTTTGCTAAACCTCAAAAATTAATCAGAGGACACGATGGTAGTTTAACTGTTGCTTATGATGATTTTAGAGATGAGTTAGTACTAGAGTTTGAAAAAAGAATTTATAATAATATTAAACAAAAATATAATCCTGAAATTTTAGATATTGACAGTTTATTTGGCGGATACGAAAACACAGGAACATTTACTAAAAAGCAAGTAGATGATATCTTAGAGCTAGAGTTTTTGAGATGGCCTCTAGTAAAAAATATTGATATCTATGAAAATGCTTATCATGATCCTGAAAATCAATTTACTTGGACATATAATCAAAATTTAGATATTTTAAGAGAACAAAAAATGCCCGCACACTGGAGAGGCATTTATCAATATCTTTATGATACCCAAACTCCTCATACCGCGCCTTGGGAGATGTTAGGTTTTACAGAAAAACCAAGTTGGTGGGAAGATGAGTATGGTCAAGCACCATATACTTCAAATAATTTATTATTGTGGGAAGATCTTAGAGACGGCATTATTAGACATGGCGAAAGAGCAGGAACCCATAAAAGATATATTCGTCCGAGATTATTAGAATTTTTGCCTGTTGATAAAGATGGTAATTTATTAACTCCTTTAGAATCAGACAGTATTATTGATTATTCAACTGATTATACAGCAGACTTTTCATTTGGAGATATATCTCCGGTTGAACATGCGTGGAGACGTAGCAGTGTTTATCCTTATGCTCAAATAATTGCGGCATGTTTGTTGAGACCTTTCGAAACTATTAGTTTAAACCTAGATAGAAATATTTTTAAGAAAAACAATGTAGGACAACTTGTTAGTAAAACTACAAATACTTTTTTAACAAATGATGATATTATCAGGGCTGTAAATTCTACTTCTAGATCAGATGGATTGGTTTGCTTTGTTGTAAACTATCTAAAATCAAACGCTAAAACAAAACAAGATATAATTGATTTGTACGAAAACTTAGACATTCAATTAAGCACAAGAATGAAAGGGTTTGTTGATAAAGCTCAACAGCAATATCTTTTAGATAGTAAAAATCCTCAAAGTACACAAACTGGTATTTTTGTTCCAACAGAAAACTATGAAATATTCTTTAATTCTAGTTCTCCTCAGTTTACAACAAGATACAGCGGTGTGTTAATTGAAAGAGTTGCTGGCGGCTATAAAGTAAGCGGTTACGATCAATTAAATTCGATTTTTAATTACTTTAGTTTCTTTGCTCAGCAAAATGATCCTGTATTAGATGTCGGCGGTGTAAGTGAAGGCTTTGTTGATTGGAGTGCTGAATCTTTTTATTCAAAAGGAACGTTAGTAAGAAATCAAAATCAATTTTTTAGAGCAATACAAGCACATACGTCTGGAGAAATATTTGACGCTAATTTTTGGACAGCAATAGACAATGTTCCAATTACCGGCGGAGCAAGAGCAATCAAGAGAACAAAGTTCAATGAAGTCGATACTCTTACTTTAAATTATGATCATGTATTTGGAAATGTACAAGAAGTTGTTGATTTCTTATTAGGTTATGGAGCTTTCCTTAATTCCCAAGGGATGGTTTTTGATCAATATAATGAAGAACTTGGTGTTGTACAAAATTGGGAAACATCAGTCAAAGAGTTTCTTTTCTGGACTACACATAACTGGGCAGTAGGAAGTATACTTTCAGTAAGTCCTGGAGCAACTTTATTGCGATTCCAAAATATTGGTTCTGTAGCAGACAACATTCTTGATAGTTTTTATGATTATAATATTTTAAAAGCTGACGGCACAAAAATAGATGCTACTGATATTGATGTATATAGAGGAATTAATGAATTACTAATTTCTCCGCAGGATAATACTCAAGGAATATATTTTGCTGAAATTAATTATATACAAAAAGAACACGTTACTATTTTTGATGACAAGACTGTTTTTAATGATGTTCTTTTTGATAAAGGACCTGGTTATAGACAAGAAAGAATTAAGAGTAAAGGATTTAGAACCGTCGATTGGGATGGTAACTATACTTCTCCAGGATTTATATTTGATAGAGTAAACATTAGCTCTTGGAAAAAATTTACAGATTACAAAATTGGTGACATTGTACAATTTAAAGAATTTTATTATGTAAGTAAAAAGTTTCAAAAGGGTACAGACAAATTTGATAGATCATATTGGGATCTATTAGATAACCTTCCTGAGTCAGGTTTGGTTCCAAACTTTGATTATAGAATAAGTCAAATTGAAGATTATTACGAAACCAGCATTGAAGGAATAGATTCAAAGCAAAAAGAACTAGCAAGACATACAGTAGGTTTTCAACCTAGAGAATATCTACAGGAAATTGCTGAAGATACAGTATCACAATTTAAGTTGTATCAAGGCTTTAGTAGAGAAAAAGGCTCCAATAACGCAATTAAAAAAGTTTTTGATAAAGTCAGCGAAATTGACGATGATAAAATAGTGCTAGACGAAGAATGGGCATTTAGATTAGGTTCAATTGGCGGCACAGATCAAATTAACGAAGTTGAGTTTGATTTAAAAGTAAGTGACTTTAAATTAAATCCGCAACCAGTTTTATTAAATGGTAGCGAATTTAGTGTAGTCGATTTTCAAAACTATATTTTATTAAATGATAATGATTATCAATTAGCAAATACAAGTTTTAAATTCCCTACCAAAAGGTTTGAGGTTCCTGTTAATTCAGCAGGTTACATATTTTCAAGTGATGTACAGTTTATAAGAAATGAATTAACCGAACTTTTAGATAATACTGTTCCGTTTGATAATTTTAAACATGGTGACAACGTCTGGACAACATTTGAGCCAGGATCGTGGAATGTTTATAGATATGTTATTAGTAACGTTTCAATATATGATGTTGAAGCACCAGATGTTGATAGATTGGTTTTAAAATGTAATAGAGTACATGACTTTAAAGTAGGACAAATTGTTGGAATAACTGGGGTCCAGGGACTAAACGGATTTTTCCAAATTGCTGGCGTAACACTTACAGATATTATAATTGCTATTACAGGATTTAGAGAAGAACCAGAAGTTGACGAAAGCTCATTTTCTTTTATAAGTTATTTTGAAAGTGTACGAGTAGCATCTTACGAAGAACTAGTAAACAAAGGTTTTGCTAAACTACCAGTCGGTTCTAAAGTTTTTATTGATAAAAATGAAGATAACGGAAATTGGGAAGTAGTAGAAAGAAACAAACAATATAAAGTAACACAAATTTCAGAATACGGTATTGCTTTCCCAACCGGAACTGGTAGTGCTGTGTCGTTTGTTCCTGAATTAAATCAAACTATTGTAGGTAACCCCGGTGCGCCGGTCACCACTGGCGACGTCATTAGAGACTCAGCTGTAGTTGTTTATTCAGACGGAGAATCAGGTTTAATACCTTTACAAATTCTTACGCCAAAAAGCGGATTACAATCTGCTTACTTAGGTGCGTATGCTGAAGTACTTACAGCAAGTAAAGATGGGCGTTGGTTAGTTGTTGGATCACCAAAAGCAAGTTATATTCCAAGCAACTATCAAGAAAAATTTGATCCAGATGCTAACTACGAACCAGGTGATACTGTATTGTATGCTGGAAAATTATATGAAGCAAAAGTAAGAGTATTTGGTGATGGAAGTAGTATTGATCTTTCAAGCGAAGATTGGAAACCAGTTGAATTACCACAAGCAAACCCACTTGGAGGAGAATTATTTTTAGCAAATAAAGGATATTCTAGACAAGGTGGTGTTGACATTTATGAGTATTCAAACGGCCAATGGATATTACGAAATAGTTTAGTAAGTCCAAGACAAGCACATGGTGAAAATTTTGGCGCTTCTGTTTCAATAGGAAAACTAGAAGGTATTGAAGGAACCAGCGGCGATGTAACACTAACTGTAAATGAAATTGATGCTGTTGGTGGAATTATTTCTGTTAAGTCAGACGGAACAAGTGGTTTAAATGATGCTCTATTTGAAAATGTTAGCGGCATTGATGTTAGTAGTTCTGGTATTAATGCTACATTTGATATTACAAGATCAACAGGTATACCAACATATGATGTTAGTGTAAGAACTGGAGGATCAGGATACACTGTTGGAGATAGATTATACATTCAAGGAACTAGAGTAGGCGGGCAACCAGCATCAGGTACATCTAATAACGATATTGTAATTGTTGTTAAAGCCGTTGACGAAAATGGTTCAATTTTAGGTGCTGATACATTTAATAATATTACAGGAATTGTTAGTACTCCAGTATCTGAAACAGCATTGTTTACTGTTACTAAAAACAAAGATGTTTATAATGTAAGACTTAGACAGGACGGAGCAGTAAAAGTACAACCAGGTAATGGATATAAGCAAAGAAGTATTGTAAGATTCAATAATTTCTTCTATGCTTGTATCAAAGATACAAATATTGATAAAGGTGTATGGAATAGTACATCAACATATTATGAAGGTGATGTAGTTAAGTTTCCTGCTAATAGTTCTCAATATTGGAATGTATTAAAAACAGTAACAAATGTCACACCTGGCACAGATGCAACTGCTTATAGTTCTTACGAAACTATATTTCCTGATAGATCACCTGAGTTTTGGGAAAGAGTTTCTGGATTCCCATTTAATGTAAAATATATAGATGATACTAACGATCCTAATTTTGGAACAGGTAACTGGGTCGATTGGGACGAAAAAGACAACAGCGGAAATTTAATTACGTATACTACAGGAACTGTTATAGTAATCCCTGGAAATACAGTAGGCGGTTTATCACCTGAAAATGATATTACAATTAGAGTAAATCAAGTTACTGACGACGGACAAGTAGGACCTTTCCCAACTAAAAGAGAAGGTGAAATTCAATTCTTCTCTTATACAGGAACAGCGGCAATAGGTATTGAATTTACAGGAACTCCTGCTAGTGGATCAGGAACATTCTTAGACGTTAGTCCGGAAGATGTATCAAATCCAGGAACCGGCGCAATCTTTAACGTTGAAAGAAAAGATGGAGCATATAACACTACAATTAGTGTAGCAGGCTCTGGATACGTTATCGGAGACCAAATTAAAATACTTGGAACTAGTATTGGTGCTGTTGACGAAAGTTACTACATGGCAGTTTCTGCTCCAGGTAGCCGCGATGACAGAGGTAAAGTTTATCTTTACACATACAACGGATATAAATGGACATTGCTACAAGATACTTCTTTTGTAGGATTATTTGATATCAATAGAAGTTATGTTAGCGGAAGTATTGTTTGGTATGGTAGCGGTTATTATAAAGCAAATGAATTCTTTACAGCTGATGGAGTAACAACTCCAGATATTAGTGATTCCTGGGACGAAACAAATACTGTTAACAGAGATATTGTTCCTAATGTTTATGCTTATGTTGATGACGGATCGTCATTTGAACAAGGAACAGCTGACGAGCAAGTTGAAAATATTGATATTGGAGATAAGTTCGGATCCAGTATATCAATGACAGATGACGGAAACGTATTAGTATCTAGTGCTCCTTATGCTGATACATCTAATTTTGAAAGTTATAGAGGTGTATGGAGAGCAACTGAAACCTATGTCCAGGGCGATGTTGTAAGAAGAAATAACAAATACTATGAACTTGATAGTGATTCGAGTTTAACAAGCATTGATGATGCTCCTGAAGTAGATAATAAATGGGTTGTTGTACAAAATACAGGAATGCCAAGAACAGGCGTAGTATTTGTATACAAGAAAAATGCTAACAAAGTTTATGAATTTGTTCAACAAATTAACAAGAATGACGTTTCAAGTTTAAATCCTGGTGATGTGTTTGGATACAAAGTAACATTATCAGCGGACGGGAATACATTATTTGTTGGCGCTCCAAACGAAGACAAAAATGAAAGAGATCAAGGATCGGTTTTTGTATTCAACTGGAGTCAGAATAAATTTGTACTAAATCAAAAAATTCAATCAAACACAAATGACTTTGATGAAAGATTTGGATCGAATATAAGTGTTTCTCCTGATGGCAAAACTTTAGCAGTTTCAGCAGAAGGTGCTCAAACATTTGAAACAACTACATTTGATACTGATCAAACTAAGTTTGATAGAGAAATAACCGGCTTTGCTGATCCATTAGGAACAACAGGTAAGGTATTTGTGTTTAACGAATACGGTGGTAAGTGGGTTCTCGGTGAAATTTTTGAAGATGATTTAAGTTTTAATGAAGATTTTGGCCGTTCAATTGCTACAAGTAACAATACTATTATCGTAGGTTCTCCAAAATATCTATCAGCAGATCCAGCATTCAGCGAAGTAGTTATTGGTAGAATACAAAAGTACGAAAAACAAGAAGGTATTCAACCATGGACTGTTATTAGAAATCAAACTAATCAAGTTGATGTTTCTAAAATTAGAAATCTTGCGGCATATGAAAAAGAAACTTATACAAAAATTGCTGACATAGATGTTGTTGATTCTTATAAAGGAAAGATACTTGGTATTGTAGAACAAAATATTGATTTTAAAACACCATTTGATCCTGCTGTTTATACAGAATCTAATAATGAAGAATTAACAACCAAAGATGAATCACAACATTGGACAGATAAGCAGGTCGGAAAAATTTGGTGGGATACATCAAAAGTAAAATATCTTGTTTATGAACAATCTGATGTAGTATTTAGGAACGGAAATTGGAATAGTACAGCACAAGGTAGTTCAATTGATGTTTATCAATGGGTCGAATCAACACTAAGACCAAGTCAATATGCTAGTTTAACAAATTCAGATGATCCAACAATTACAGGAACTCCGTTACATCCAGACGATAGTGTTTTTAGTATAAAAGAAAAGGTTGATCCAATTAGCGGAAATATTTCAGAGACACGTTTTTATTTCTGGGTTAAGGATAAACAAGATATTGAAATTAATAGTCCTAAAACACTAGCCGCAAGTCAAGTTTCTGATTATATTTCGAATCCAGAAAATGCTGGTGTTCCTTTTGCTTACATTGTAGACAACGACAAACTTACAATAAGCAACCTCAAGAGCTTATTAGATTACGATGAATTTAGTGTTAACATACAGTTCTATAAAAATAGTCAAGACGTTAATCTAATTCATAACGAATATGTTCTTGCTACAGAAGAAAGTAAACAAGATCCAAATAATGATCTTGAAAGAAAGTGGATTGACAGTCTTGTAGGAAGTGATATTCTTGGAAATCAAATTCCTGATCCTAATTTATCAGACAAAAACAAATATGGTACAGCAAGTCGTCCGAGACAAACCATATTTGTTAATAGAAATAAAGCAGTTGAACAAACAATAGATTTTATTAACGAAGCATTATATACATTACCACTAGCAGATGAAATCGATTATGAATTCTTAAACATGATTGATAAAGAACCTAGTGAAGTTAAAAATCTTTACGATGTAAAAATTAATACAGAAGCTGAATTAAGATTCCAAACAACATCAACTATTAAAGATGCTAAACTTTCAGTAAATGTTATCAACGGTCATGTTAATACCATTGAAATTGATGATCCAGGCTTCGGATATAGAAGAGCTCCATTAATTACCATTACAGGTACAGGTGAAGGAGCCACAGCTGAAGCAACAATTGATAGTTTTGGTAGAATTACAAGTGTAACAGTTACTAATAACGGTAAGAAATATTTAACAGCGAATGCTATTGTTAGACCTTATAGTGTGCTAGTACAATCTGATAGTACTGTAGACGGCTTTTGGAGCATCTATGCTTGGAGTGTTAGAGAGCAACAATTCTCAAGAGTGGCTACACAAGAATTTGATACTACAAAATATTGGGAAACTATTGATTGGTGGTCAGAAGGCTTTTCGGAAGATAGTAGAATCAAAGAAACATTGCCTGGTTTATACGCAGAAAATGAAGTAACACTAGATGAAGGCGAATTATTAAGACTTGATGATTTTGGTTCAGGTGGTTGGGCAGTACTTCAACGTACTGATAAAGATCCAAAGATTAAAGGAAAATTTAATCTTGTTGGTAGAGAAAACGGAACCCTTAGAATTATTAATAAGTTTTACAATACCGAAACTGAATCTGTTGGTTATGACAAAACACAAACATATGACAGCAATAGATATGATACTAGTGCGGCTAAAGAGTTTAGAAACATTCTAAACGCTATGAAGTATAATGTGTTTATTGATGAGTTAGACGGTTATTGGAATAAATTGTTTTTTGTTAATATACATTATGTATTCAGTGAACAATTATATGTTGACTGGGCATTTAAGACAAGTTTCTTGAACGCTATTCATAATGTTGGTTACTTAAAACAAAAACTTAACTTCCGTAGCGATAATCTAGCGGCATATCAAGCATATATTGAAGAAGTAAAACCGTACAGAACTAAAATTAGAAACTTTACAAGTAGATATCAAAATATAGAAGATACAAATTCAAATGTATCAGATTTTGATCTACCTCCATATTACAATATTGATACTAATACTATTAACCCTGTAAAACTTGGTGATACTCAAATTGATTTGAAACCATGGAACGAATGGTTTAACAATTACAAATTTGAAGTAACAGATATTATACTTACAGATCAAGGTAGCACATATTCAAGTGTCCCTCAAGTTATTATTTCAGGCGGCGGCGGAACAGGCGCAAAAGCAAAAGCATATATTTCTAATAGAAAAGTTACTAAAATTGTTTTAACAGACTTTGGAAGTGGCTATACTAGTGTTCCTACTGTTGAAATTGTTGGCGGTGTTGGAACGCAAACACAGTTTAGTGCTAAAGCTGTTGCTAGAATAGGAAACAGCAAGGCAAGATTGTTCCATAATACAATTAAATTTGATAGATATAGTAAAACACCAACATTTAAATCATATAGTTCTAACGAAAAGTTTATTGAAACTGAAACATTTACAGGAACTGGTAGACTAACAACGTTTGATCTTAAATATCCTAGCACACTTGACAAGAGTGCTATCACAGTTTTTGTTGATTCACAACAACAGTTTGTTAGTGATTACAATATTACACTTTATACTAAAGTTATTAATGACATAACAGTATTAAAAGGAAGATTAACACTGTTAACAGCCGCACCAGACGGTTCAGTCATTACTATTAAGTATGAAAAGAATGATGAAATACTAGATAGTTTAAACAGAATTGACAAATACTATAAACCAACTGACGGAATGCTTGGTATTGATAAAACTATTCCAGATGATGGCAGTGAAATTACTACAGATTATTCACAGTTAGTTACTGGTATGGATTATGGCGGTGTAATTGTTCAAGGTGCTACATTTGATGTTGGCGCAGGATGGGACGCTTTACCGTGGTTTACAGAAGGTTGGGATACTGCTGAAAGCAACAGTAAAGATTTTTACATTGCCGCAGATGATAGTACCCATGAATTTGTATTACCTGAAGTTCCTGAGTCAGGAAAAATTTACAATATCTATATTAGACGTAAAGGTGAAACAAAAACAACAAGATTAGACGATCCAAATTACGGTACGTCAAACCAAACCAACGATGATGCTATTATGACATCGTTTGTTGGTGATGGAAGCACAAACGTAATTACAATTCCTATTCCGGATGAAGGAATTTATGTCAACGACGGAGACGTTTTAATTTTCCGTCCTGTTGAAAGTGACGGATCTCTTGATATACAATCAGCAAACTATCTAGATGCCGAAGTAAGCGG